AAGACCTTTTTCATTGTCTTCTAGTGCCAGTGCGGCATTTGTACCCCAGTTGTTAATTGTTGTAGCATCTGGTGTTAAACGTGCAGGTGTATCACCGATTACGAAAGATGTTAAACCACGATCGTAGTTTAGACTGATCATTTCGCCAATTAGTTCTGGATATCCTGGGCAAGCCAACAAGTTAAATCCGTTACGTTCTGTGTCACGAATTTCTTGGTTGCTGTTTACCAATGCTTGTAGACTTTGTAGTACAACTTTACGCTGTGCAAAACGTCCAAATGAACCACTGCCATCTGCTTGGTTAGCACTTTCCGTAACCCAACGATGTGGGTAGTAGTTTTCCATACTGTCACCGCTTGTTGGCGCATCGCCTTGATCACTTTCGCTTGCTTTGTAGCGAATGTTATCATCTAGCGTGTTAATATAGTTCTTTTTAAACTTCTTAACGTTGAAACCGCTTCGACGTAGATTCCACAGCAACATACCACGTGGGTATAATGCAGGATCTGGTGCGTCAAAGTCTAAGAAATTACTGACTAGCAGTTCTTGGATACTTGCTGGGTCTGCTGTTAAGCCGTCTTCGTTCCAACGTGCATCTGCAAATAGAACACCATTTTCTGTTGTTTGATCACTCTTATCTAACAATATCCAACGTTTGTTTGTATAATCATAACGCTTGATTGATGGATAATTAGCGATGTCGCTGGTATCGATCCATAGATCACCTTCTTCTAACACAGTACCATCGCTTTGCTCGACTGGCTCACTGGCAGAAACAATTGGACCTGCTGGGCTAGTAACGCCAGCACCTCGGCCATGGTCATAATTCTTATAACCAACCCATGTATTTCCGTTGTGTACCATGACATCTACATCGTCTACTACACTGCTGTACCATAGAGTGCCATCGGCAACTAGTGTCTGTGGATTATCGTTGCTGATATAATAACTTTGACGCACAACATTAGCAGTGTCAGGAGTGATAGTCATTGGGATCCAGTTGCTGGCAACATAATGATATACACCACCGGTGCCGAACTGTAATTCATCTCCGTCTGCCTCTTGCTCACGGACTGTGTAGACATTACTGTTTTTATCAAACTGTAATAGTGTTCCTACAAATGCTGTACTATCACCAAAATCTGCAAAACGGATTTCGCCGCCAGTGCTGTGAGTAATTACTACACGATTTAAGTTGTCAACACTGGCAATGATATTTGTAAATCCTGCAAGGTTGATTGCTTCTGCAATTCTTTCACTGTCTACTGCATTGCCTTGAACTGTTATTTCAACGGCTTTGTTGTTTAATGTAGCACTACCAACTAGACTTTCAGCAATCTGCATTGTGTAAGTACCAGCGGTAATTCCAGTAGATGCAATTTCTTTACTGCGGATTACTGTTTCGCCAGTACGGAAACGACGTAGCACACGGAAGTCTGCTTGTGGAGAACTGTGTTGATTAAAGTTATATTCAACAAATGCACTGTTTAATGGAATGTTAATACCACCACCAGTCTTGTCTAGTTCAGCAAGTGCTGAATGTGCATTTGCGTAAATTGGTGATTCAACGTTGGCCCATAGTTCAGTGTTTCCGTTGTATTTCTTAACTCTCCAACGTGCTCCTGCATTTGGTTCTGTGATCTTAATCCATACAGAACCTGTTGGGCGTGGCTCACTGTCTCTTATTTTATAAGATGGCAGTTGAGTATGCTTGGAAATCTGTAGTTTAGGAGTATAGTAAGTTTTGGCAGGATCAATGGATAAAGTAAGGCCAGCAATAAGTGTACCAGTTACTTTCAAACTTGTGCCTGCTGAGAAAAATTCTAAAACGCCATTGGCATAGGATGCTGTGACACCTGCATTGGTGTCAGTGACAGCGGCAGCAACTTGTGCTAAACTTGTTGCTGTGGTCATACCAGTTACTGGTGTACCTACTGTATCGCCATCTAAGAATAAATTTAAATCATATGCGCCAGCACTAAATGACGCAGTAGAACCTGCACTGGCTGTGATTGTTGGGTGGCTAGCAATCCAGTCTGGACTACCAATCTTGACCCATACTCCGCTTCGATTCTTGTAATACATTGCCACTTCATGACTTGTGGACTGGTCAACGTTGGAAGTATTATCTTCTTGCTCACCTTCGGATAGTGCGTTTGTACCAACTGCTACAGCATATTCGCCAATACGTCCAACGCTGGACTTGGGACCAGTAGCAGTCAACTGACTTGCTTCTAACACGATCAATGGTGTTTTAGAAACAAAACTTTGTCCATTACGTGTGCTGGCAGGTGCGGCATTCCATTCAAAAATACCCCATTGTGTTGTACTTGTATCTAACCAGAATGTACCGTCTTGAGGATCGCCGCCTGGAGCGTCTGCTGATGGCTCAAGTGCTGTTAAATCAATGTCTGCACGAGCAATCAATACTGAGTTGGCCACGCCTAAGAAACTGTATGCGGCTTGCAGGCCAAACTCATTTAATTCGCCTGCGTGAATTGGGTTGTTGTTATTGTCAACACGGAAAGTTGGATCTCCAAACAAGTCTGCTAGTTCTCTTTGACTTGTTACAGTATAAACTTTTCCAGCATTGGTTGTTAGGGTACCTTGGGCTGTGCCGGTACCTGAAGCATTCTTTTTGTTGGCTGCTGAAGCAACGATAACTAGTGGTCTAGTACCTGGTTCAGCAGGTGTGTAAAAACTTTCGTCGATTACAGAAACCTGTACGCCTGGTGAAGTTAAAGCCATTTTAGTGGTCTCCTTTATTACTCATAATATTTAGCGTAACTTAGTAGAAAGAGCCCGTTATAACATCTAGAAAAGGGTTCAAAAAGGGCGGTTGCTAAATATCATATGCGACCTTTATGTAAAACCTGTGATTCCAAGCCCTGTGCAGTTAACTACTACAAGGGAAAGAAAGTATTCTACAGGAGTCAGTGTGACAGTTGTGCTAGAGGTGCCACACCCAAGAAGCCTAGATGGTATCAACTGGGTTATAGACAACGGGACTTTTGTGAAAAGTGTGGGTTCAAAAGTAAGAACGCAAAAGTATTCAATGTATTCCACATAGACGGAAATTTAGATAACTGTAGACCCACTAATCTAAAAACAGTATGCGCCAACTGTCAACGCATACTGCACCAAGAAGGTGTCAAGTGGCGGCAGGGAGATTTGACACCAGATTTTTAATTGCTAGATATAGGTCGTCAATACTGCCGTTATTGTCTAACTCTGCGTCAAACTGTGTGCCTACCCATGCTGTTTCACTGGCATGAATTCCTGTGCTTTCTAATTTAGTTTTACTAGAAGACCACATCATATTGCCGTCAGGTCCGCGATTTACGTTTACTGCGGCATCATACCATTCAGGCAATGCACCTCGTTTGATCCACACAATCCTACCGCCTGCACGGCGAATGCTGGCAATTTCGTTGGGGAAACGGCAGTCGCTGATTACAATGTTATCTGAGGAATTACGCAGTTTGTTTTCTAGACTAGCAATCCAAGTGTCATCGTGAAATCCTCTGCGACATACTTCTGTGCCCCAGTATTGTAGTACCCAGCGTGGTGTTAAGTTGGGCATTTTCAAGCGGTCTGCCCACCAAGGATCTACTTGTTCTCGCCATTCACGAGCAGTTTTTGTGCGACCTTCCAGCATGGTTCTGTCCCAACCAAATACTGCGGCAACTGCATCTTTTAATGTGTTGGCAAAACTTTCTCTGCGAAATTCGTGAAAGTTAACTAGATAGTCAGCAACTGTGTCTTTGCCTGAACCAATAAAACCGCACACACCTATAATCATAGCGTCTCCTTAGATAACGCTAGTATATAACAGTTAGATTACAAGGTCAAATTATTTTTAGCCAATAATGAATGTGTAGCCACGTCCGCCAGCAACTTGAGTGATCAGTTCTGCTTCCAATTTTTCCATCTCAGCAGTGCCTTCAGATTTCATAGCAGATCCGTTGAGTGCTGTACCGCCTTGAGGGCCAGCAATTTGTGCGAACTTTTCGCGGGCTTGACCTAACATCAGTTTGCAGTTGGCCAGTGTGTAATCTTTAATCCATTGTGTGGCATATACATCATTTAAAATACCAATGTCGGGACGATAGTTGTAGCAGTAAAGCATTAGTTCTT